GTGTGTCATTCCATGCTTTGTTTTTGGCAAGCACCTTCTCCTTATTTTTCTTGTAATACTCTTTATTGTATTCTGTATTTGTCTTGGACATGGGGGGTTGACAACCTCTACAATACAGTGTAGAGTAGCATACCTGTTTTTGAAAGTCAAGGTGGCCATGGCCGAAGCGATCCCCACGACTGCGCCGCCTGTCGTCTCAACACACCCGACGCGCCCAGCGTTGCGAGTGATAGGGGGAACCGCTCTCACACAGATGTTAGAGCAGCAGCGGTTGCAGAGCCAGCCGCAGCAACAGAGCCAAGAAACACTTGATGACTTGGCTGCGTACGTCACAAATCAATATGAAATATTTTCAAATCATCGCAATACGCAGCCCGGCTGGGCGCGTAGGCTTTTAGCCGCACTGCGCACTTTTAATGGACAGTATGACCCTCAGAAGTTAGCGGCTATCCGGCAGTTCGGGGGGTCAGAAGTCTACGCCAGATTGGTCGCCATGAAGTGTCGTGGGGCCACTTCGCTTCTGCGGGATGTTTATCTGTCGCCGGAACGGGCTTGGGGTATCGGTGCTCCCGCCGACCCCGATGTCCCGCCAGAAGTGCAAGCGGCTATCCAAAAAATCGTCTTGATGGAGTTGTTCTCCCTCAAGCAAGCCGGTCAGCCAGTTGACGAGGAAGCGGCGCGGGAGCGCGCCAAACAGCTTTTCCTCATGGCACGCACAGCGGAAAAGAAAAACGCTGCTGATCGTGCCAAGTTGACTGAGGAGAAAATTGAGGAAATTTTTGTTGAAGGCGGGTTGTATCAAGCTTTTGCAGAGTTTCTTGTTGATTTGCCGCTGTTTCCGTTCGCTTGCTTGAAGGGGCCAGAAGTTCGGGTGGTCCCGCAAGTCCGCTACATGAACGGCGTCGCACAGGTGGTCAACCAGCCTCGTTTGTGCTGGTATCGAATTTCTCCGTTTGACTTGTACTGGACACCGGGAGCGTCCAGCATTGAACAAGCAGACGTGATTGAGCGCGGTAGAATTACACGGGCCGAACTCAATGACTGTCTCGATCTTCCGGGTTATAATCATGCGAATGTCGAGGCCGTGCTCGAAGAGTATGGGCGAGGCGGCATCGCGGATAATTGGGACGACACTGACACGGAGAGGGCGCTCTACGAGAACCGTGAAAACCCCCGGTGGAACCGGTCGGGGATGATGAATTTCCTCCGATTTACGGGGAACATTCAGGGTAAACTGCTGATCGACTACGGGATGACCGATCCAGTTATTCTAGGCCAGCCCCTCCGTGACCACCACGTTGAGTTGTGGCTGATTGGAAAATGGGTCATAAAATGCCAGTTGACACCAAGTCCGAGGAAGCGGCACCCGTACTACATCACGTCATTCGAGAAAGTGCCCGGAACGCCGGTTGGCAATGGCCTGCCGGATATTTTGTCGGACATAGAGGATGTCACCAACGCGACCTTGCGGTCCTTGGTCAACAATATGTCGATAGCCTCCGGGCCGCAAGTGATTATCTTAGACGACAGGCTCGCGCCGGGGGAGAACGGGGAGCAGATATTCCCGTGGAAGAGGTGGCACGCACAGAGCGACCCAACGGGGAACGGGAACACGCAGCCTCCGGTGGACTTCTTCCAGCCGCAGAGCAACGCACAAGAGCTACTGGCGGTCTATCAGGCGTTTGGCTCCATAGCCGACGACATATCAGCGATACCGAAGTATCTCTCCGGGCAGGGAGTAGGCTCGGGCGCAGGACGCACGTCTTCGGGTCTCGCTATGCTCATGGGCAACGCGAGCAAGATACTCCAAACGGTCGCCGCTAATATTGACCGGGACGTGTTCGATCCACTTCTGCAAGGCACCGTTGACGTTTTGATGCTCAGCGATACTGCTGGTTGGTTACGTGGCGACGAAAATATCCAAGTTAAAGGCGTCAACGTCGCCATTCAGCGTGAGACTGAGCGGTCCCGTCAGCTTGAGTTCTTGCAGATCACTGCTAATCCAATCGACGCTCCAATTCTTGGGGTTAAGGGCCGCGCTAACCTTCTGCGCGCTCTATCTACCAACATCGGGCTGGACGGCGAGCAGATCGTCCCGACCGAAGAGGAAATCGACGCCCAGCTTGAGGCCGAGGCACGCACTGCGGCTGAGATGGAAGCCCCTCCCCCTGAAGGGGAAACCACTGAGACCGTTGCTGCCGGAGCTAAGGCGCAGGGGCAACAGACGCCCAAGGGCGGTGATGTTACGAAAGACCAAGGTCCACGCACCCGTATTGCGGGTGGGGTAGGATAGGAGGGTACAATGCCACTTCAGTATGTAGACCGGGAAGACATTGGCGGTGCCCTTCGGCGGGCTGGCTCCACCAAAATTAGAATTGACAGTCAGGACTACGAGAATGTCCTGATTAACGAGTTGGCTGAGCCTTTTCTTCGTGTTGACAACGAAGACATGACAGGGATCGTTGGGGGAATTTCAACCGACACAACGGCTCCCGTCAACACCGGATTTACTCCCGCTGACAACGCTACAGGAGTATCGATCAACGTTGCTCCGACTGTGGCGTTTGACGTACCCGTCGTTCTCGGTGAAGCTGGGCTATTCACGCTGAAGAAAACATCCGACAACAGCACCATTGATAGTTGGGATGTTGCTGTCGATGCAGGGTCCGGTGCAGGGCAGGTTCAGATTTCCGGCAACAACGTGATACTGCATTTGACTGCCGCACTTGCAGCCGCAACGCAGTATTACATCATTTGGGCGGCAGGGGTGGTGACCGATCTGAGTGGAACCCCGGTCGCCGCACAAGCCAGCACCACTGCGTGGAGTTTCACGACAGCATGAACCCTCCGATTTACGCCGGAGTACGACAACCAACGAGCAAGGAAAGGACGTTGATTATGCCCACTACCGGAAAGAGCAAGACCAAGTCGAAGAGTTCCCCAAAGTTCGCGGTCGGCGGAAGCGGCCACATGGTTGGTCAGCAGTACGCAGGACCGCAGAAGCCGGGGACGACTGCTACCGATCCGAGTGGAAATGGCGGGAAGTTTGCTAAGGGCGGCTCCGGCCATATGGTTGGCAAGCAGGAAGCTAGCCCCGCGAAGCCTGCCTAACGTCATACTGGGTGTGACAATTGGCCGAGCAGATCAAAGCTGAGGAAGTGTTGGCGCGAGCCTGCGCCAACATGCCTACTTCTAACTTGCAAGCACTTGTTAACGGCTTGCAGGCGTATCACGAACAGTGGTACAAGGAATTTGTTCAGGCCAGTACAGACGTTCTCCCAAGGATGCAAGGCAAAATTCAAGCAATTGAGCAAATCGTAAAGGTCGTGTTGGAAAGCCGTCAAACCGTTGCTAAGATCGACGCGCGGCGCGTAGCTAACACACCTGCCGATGGACAACGGATGGCAATGTAATGGCTACCCCTATGGTTAATAATGACACAAGCGTCAAAATCCCCCGCGCCATTACGGCTGCTGCGGCGCGTGCTGATGAAATTCACAAGGCGGCGTACCCTACGAGTGACCCGCCTCCCGCGACACCGCCAGAAGGCACACCACCGGCGAACCCCCCTGAACCGCCCCCGGCGAATACGACACCGCCGCCTCCTGCACCAGTTGTCCCGCCTCCAACGAATGAGGACTGGCAGGGACGTTACCATTCACTGAAGGGGCGTTTTGACCAGACACAGGGTCAGTTGCAGAACCAAGCGGCGCGGATTTCCAGCCTTGAGGCGATGATCGCGACGATGGGTCAGCCACCGGCTCATACTGCACCAACCCCGCCTAAACCAGCCAGTAAGCGGGTTAAGCCCGAAGAAGTCGAAGAGTACGGCGCTGATTTCGTTGACGTGGTGCAGCGTGCCGCACTTGATATTGTGCAGCCGCTACTTGACGACGCGCTTGGTAAAGTCCGTACCGAAGTCAAGACGGAGATTGGCAAGGTCGGCGGCAAGGTTCAGTTGGCTGAACGCGAGGCGGCTGTTTCTAGCCACCAGAGGTTGCTGGACGCTCTCGATAAGGGTTTAACGAATTGGCGTGTGATCAACAAACATCCCAAGTTCTTGAATTGGTTGAACTTGACAGAGCCTCTGAGTGGTGCTATAAGGAAGAACCTACTGAACGATGCAGTCGCACAGGGTAACGCCACACGGGCTTTGTCGTTCTACAGGCAGTTTCTTGCTGAAGAAGGTGATCCGGCTCCCGCAGTTCCACCCGAAAATACGCCCCCGGCTTCCACCCCTCCCAATGGGAACGGTGCAGGCAACGGCAGCGGAAACGGACTGGAAAGATACGCGGCACCGGGCAGACCAGCAGCGTCGGGCAGCGCAACACCGCCTGCGACCCCCGATAAAGGTGAAATAATCACCCGCGCCCAAATCAGCGCCTTCTACGCGCGTAAAGCCAAGGGGCATTACACGACGGAGCAGGCGGCGGACCTAGAAGCGCAAATCTTCGCGGCCGACAGAGAAGGGCGTATCCGTTAACCCCAGCGTGCGTGTACGCACGAGAGGTTGGAGACGCAAATGCCATTCCCAGCAGCAGGTCCGGCGACCACACCGCCGATATGGCCAACCGGTTCAGCCGGTAACAATCTTTCCGCGACCGGTTTCATCCCCGAAATCTGGTCCGGCAAGCTCATCGAGAAGTTCTACCACTCGACCGTCCTCACGGCGATCAGCAACACCGACTACGAGGGCGAAATCAAGAACTACGGCGATAAGGTCATCATTAGGACCAAGCCGACGATCACGATCAACGACTACGCGGCTGACGGCTTGCTCGCTGTCCAGCGCCCGACCGGCAACTTCACGGAACTGAACATCGATCAGGGCAAATACTTCAATACCGCCCTCGATGACGTGATGGAGAAGCAGTCGGATATTAACAACCTGTCTCTGTGGGCTGACGACGCCTCAGAGCAGTTGAAGATCGCCATCGACACCCAAGTCCTTCTCGGAATGCTCAACGGCGCGGCAGCGGCCAATCGTGGCCTCACTGCTGGCGCAATCTCCGCCGATATCAACCTCGGCGTCACCGGCACCCCGCTGGCGGTTGTTCCCCGCTCACCGGCTGTCGGCGAAGTGGAAATCATCGACGTTCTGCTTCGGCTCGGTCAGGCTCTTGACGAGCAGAACATCCCCGAAAGCGGCCGGTGGGCAATCATCCCGGCGTGGATGGGGACGATGATCAAGATGTCCGAAATGCGGCAGGTCTACCTCACTGGTGACAGTGTGTCGATGCTCCGTAACGGGCGGCTCGGCATGATCGACCGGTTCACCATCTACGTCAGCAATCTACTCCCGAAGGGGGTGATCGCTGGCCCGCCCGCACTGGCGGCTGGTGAGTGGGTGATCTACGCTGGCCATCCGCACGGCCTCACCTTCGCGTCGCAAATGACCAACATGGAGACCCTGCGGTCGGAAATGTCTTTCGCCAACCTCCTGCGCGGCCTGCAGGTCTACGGCTGGAAGATACTCGACAACATCGCCATCGCTCAGGCGGTTGTCACCAAGGCGTAGTCCTCCGGCTACGTTTTGATGACTGGGGGTGGTCAGAGGCCGACCACCCCTACCTAATGTCACACTGGGTATGACAAATGAGCGCGCTTGAAACTGTAGCGGAATATGTGACAGCGGCGCGCGTGCTGCTACAGGATACGTACGGTCCCAATTACCGCTATCCATCCATTGACATTGTTAATGCATTGAACTTTGGCCTGATACGTGCTCGGCAACTCAGGGCCGATTTATTTATCCAGTCAGACGGGGTTATCCCGTTTTACACGCAAGAAAACGACCAGCCAGTCCCGTTTGAGCCTATGTACCGGGAAGGGCTTCTCAACTACATCGTTGGTCAAATACAGCTTCGCGACGACGAAGATACGACTGATCAGCGGTCTGCGGCATTAAAGAACGCCTTTGTTACCCAATTGTCGGTTGGGTCCGGTTCCGATACAGGTGTGGAAACGCAATAATGGACTACGTCACACGGCTCATGGCTGCTGGCAGAATACGCCTCACTGGGGCTGTGGACGACGCGATTAAGCTTGCGATTTTTACCGTTGTTGATGAATTTTGTCGAGAAACCGATATTTGGCAGGAGACTATCGAGTTCGACACCATCGCCGGAACTGACGTGGTGTACGACCTCGTGCCGACTTTGGGCACAATTCTTAGATTGTTGTGGGTAGAGCAGGGAACAACAAAAGCTCCTGCTACTGGGACAATGCAGGTGCCGGGTGAGTTAATTCTCCCCAACATCTACACTCCTGGCACGCATGTCGCAGCTACTGTGTCCCTCGCGCCGCTCGACCCAACCGATCCAACCAACCAGTTTCCAGTGATGGCAGATTGGATGTGGCAGCGGTATTACCCGTATTTTGAGGACGGTTTAGTCCTACACATGGCTACCCAGCCCGGTAAGCCATACACTGATCCCAACTTGGCGGCGTACCATGGGCGGCGTTGGCGTAAAGCGATTGGTGTCGCCCGTGCCGATGCGGTAAAAGCAAACATAGCTGACGGCCAATTGTGGCGTTTTCCGGCGTTTGCCGTACAACGGTCTACGACCAGTCAGGTAAATTAAAATGGCTCTTGTTGTCAAACACGCCTTTCATAGTAATAAGTTAGACGGGGCCGACCCGCAGCAAATTCAGCCACAGCGTGATTGGAACGCTGATCATGCTATAACTGGTAGTGGCTGGATGATTGCCGGGCAGGTAATTGACTTTCTTGGTCACACTATTCCGTCTTACTTGTTGGAGTGTTATGGGCAGTCCGTAGCGGCCGCGACTTATCCTTTGCTGTTTGCCGCGATGGTCAAGCAGGGAACAGTTACGTTCACGCTTGGTACTCCGGGTGTTGTCAACTGGACCGGACATGGCTTACCGATAAATTCTAAAATTCGGTTCAGCACAACTGGAACATTGCCAACAGACGCTGCAACAGGTCTTCCACTTGTTGCCAATCAGGATTATTACATAATTGCGACTGGTTATACGGCAAACTCGTTTCAGATAGCATCTACACTCGGTGGTGTCGCTATTAACCTTTCTGCACCATTTTCAGGCACACATACTGGGGTTAACGCTCAATATGGAGTGTCGGCTGACCTATCGACATTTACCGTGCCGGACTTGCGTGGTAGAGTTACGGCCGGTCTTGACACGATGGGTGGGGTGCCAGCGGGGCGGTTGACCGGTCAAACAGGAGGTGTTAGCGGTTTAGCAGTGGGTAGCGTAGGCGGCACAGAGACCCACGTTTTAACGCCTTCACAACTCGCGGTTCACCAACACAATAATAACCCGCCCGATCCAACTGTCAACATCGCTGGTCTTACTGTTACCGTTAATAGTGGTGGCGCTCACACCCACGCGGTGACTGGTACTGTGGACGCTGTGGGTGACCACACACATACAAGCTCGGGTGGAACCGTAGGTTCCGCTGGTGGTCATTCCCATGCTCTTACGTCATTGGTGTTGAGCACCCAAGCGGCACACACGCACACTTTTGCTCTTGGTGCGGATACCGTTGCTGGCCACCAGCATAGCATGGCGACAGGGTATGAAAGACTTGTATTAGATATTGGGTCCACGGGTGCAACGAACGATATTATACAAAGTATTTCGTCGCCTCTAGGGGTTCCCGGAGTTAATCCGACTGATGTTGGGGGAAGCCACAACCACCCAGTGTCGGGCACCATCAATTCTGCTGGTTCACACACTCACACGTTGACAAGTGGTGCCACTGATGCTGTGGCAAATCATACCCATACCTTCACTGGTTTAACCATTGCCGCTGCTGGCGGGCATTCTCATACATTTTCATCGGGTGCTGCCGCGAGTGCTGGTGCGCACACCCATACGACAAGCGTTGGCGGTTCTGCAACATCCGCGCAGGCTGATTTCTTGTCAGACGCCGCAGGTGGTGACGCTGCTCATAACAACGTTCAGCCCACTTTCGTTATCAGGAAGCTCGTCTACGTAGGTTAATGGTTCACCCGTACAGGCTTCGGCGACGTAGACGCCGGTCAAAGAGGAAGAAAATGTCGCTTACTAAGGTTCAGTTTCAAAAATTGTTGATCAACAACGGTTATCCGCTGCCGAAGTACGGCGCTGACGGCGACTGGGGTGGTGAAACAGAAGCCGCGTGTGAACTTTGGTTTGACAGCAACAAGCCTTTACTTGGCGTTTCCATTGATGCTTCTGAGCCAGTAGAGCCAGAACCCCCACCCGGTAATCTCGTTCCGGCTGACTGGATGCCGGATTGTGCCATGAAGGCGATCATTATCCATTGGTCGGCGGGGGCATACACGGCCAGCGAGAGCGACAAGGAGCACTACCACATCATTGTGGAGAGCACCGGTAAGCTTGTTCGCGGCGACTACTCCATCAAGGCAAACGTCTCGACCAGCGACGCTGATGGCTACGCAGCACACACGTCACAGGCCAACACCGGCCGGATCGGCATTGCGGTCGCCTGTATGGCCGGTGCCATTGAGAGCCCGTTCAACCCCGGTAAGTACCCGATGCTCGAAAGTCAGTGGCTCACACTGGCTAAAGTCGCTGCTGAGCTTTGCCATAAGTACAAGATCGCAGTGACGCCAACAACGGTTCTGTCCCACGGCGAGGTGCAGAAGAACCTCGGCATTCCGCAGTCAGGTAAGTGGGACATTAACAAGCTTCCATGGGAGCCAAGTATGTCTTACCAGCAAGCCAACGACTTGTTTCGGGGCTACGTCAAGGAGTATATGTAATATGCCGTATGACATTGGGAATGGCATTGGCTGGGCAGTGAAGCAGCTACTGGACGGCAAGCAGGTTCGCCGGGCGGGGTGGAACGGTAAGGGCATGTTCCTGCATTACATCCAGCCTGTGCCCAACTGGCAAGGCTTCGTCGCTATGTTCACCGTGCAGCAGACGAATGTTCCGTGGCTGTGCTCACAGACAGACTTGCTCGCAATTGACTGGGAACTCGTAGACTGAGGCAGGAAAGGCGCGTGCAATCGCCCCTAAAACATAATTCTCCGTGGGGCGGAGCGCTGTCACCCGTGACCGGAACTGCCTCACTTTTTTAGGAGGACGCCATGTCGCTAGGTCTGATCCTGCTAATCATCTTGATTGTGCTCTTGGTTGGATCATATCCGGGCTGGGGCTATTCACGTGGCTGGGGCTATGGGCCGGTGGGCGTGATCGGTTTGATCTTGATCATCTTGCTGGTGCTACTACTTACTGGCAACCTTGGCTCACTGAGGATTTGACAATGCCTAAAATCCTCGAACGTGCAGTCAAGCAGATACAAGCGCAGGGGCATAGCAAGAGTTCAGCTTATGCTATCGCCACGGCGGCGTTGCAGAAATCTGGGTCTCTAAAGAAGGGGACACAGGAACTAACCAACAAAGGAGAAAAACGGCAGGGTATGGGGGCGGAAGGACGTGCCAAAGACCGAGCAGCTAAGGCGTCTGGCGGGAAGCATACTCCTTCTGAATACGACTACTCGAAACGTACAAACGCCAGCAAACTGAAGAAAGGGAAATGACATGGCAGACCATAAGGTAAAAGCGACTGAAAAGGACGCTCCGGTTCCGGTGGTGGAGACACCTCCCCCGGCCGATCTTCCCATTCCAGTCGCCGCCCCGAAGTCGTTTGCACAGGTCCGTGCTGAACGTGAGATGTCGGGCGAAGCCAGTAACGCCTCATCGACGGCGTACCCGGAAAGCCAGCCGGAAGCTGGCAAGGCCAAGCCGTCCGCTCGTGTCCAGAAAGAAATGGACGCTGGCAGCAAGGCGGTCAAGGCACGGGGAGCCGAGCAAGGTGGCGGAACTTAAACACGTACAAAGGACCGCTGAAAGCACTGGCTTCCAAAACATTGGGGTGGACGGTTTAACGAAGCCATTCACCCCAAAAACCTATGCACAAGTTGCTTTTGAACGTGAGAGGAATGTCATACCTAGTGTGACATTAGACAAGGTGGGAAATGGCAGAGAAGAAACCTGAAGCCCCCGCAGAGAAGATTGCTATTGGGCAAGTGGCGGTGGGAGACTACGAGCCGACCGCTGAGGATTTGGCTCGCCTCGCACGCAACAAGGTGAACGACCCACCTCCTCCGCCCCCGGTACCAGAAGCACCGATCAAAGATCGGCTCGCTTTGGTCGCTCCGTCTACAGCGACACGGACGATGGCTGAAATGGAACGCGGAGCAGCTATCGTTCGCGCAAAACAGGAAGAACGTAATAGGCGGATAGAAGCTTCGGGGCAGTAAATGTCGGTTTGGAGGGTAGCTGGCTTCGGTGGAATGATACCGGCATTAGACGACCGTCTATTGCCGGATACCGCCGCTGTGTTGGCCGAAAACTGCATTCTCAAGGCTGGGACAGTTGTCCCTCTACCCCAACCAATTGAACTGAAGACGGTAGCGGCGAGCACGAGTTTTGCTTACCGGCTACCGGCTAGCTACGCCGACGCCGCGTTTTTGTACGACAGCTTTTATATGGAGTTTGACGACCCAGACACAAACGTAGTTCGGGCACCAGTTTTTGACGACACCTACGACCGGTACTATTTTGTCGGCCCTGAGCAGTCCCCAATGTACAACACGCGGGCACGTATTGAGGCTGGCCAACCGGCATGGCTGCTGGGTATCCCAGCACCGACTTTAGCGCCGAGTGTGACACCAGTTGGAGGCGTCTCTACTACATTGGAGACCCGTAGCTACGTATATACTTATGTGTCTGAGTATGGAGAGGAAGGACCGCCAAGTCCTAGCACGCTGGTTGAGAACGGCAAGGTTGACGCAACATACAACTTAACTGTGACCGTGCCTGTTGCTAATGACCAAGGTGTTGACCGCAACCTGAAGAAGATTAGAATTTATCGCACCGTTACCAGTGATGCTGGTGCAACGTTCCATCTCGTAACTGAGTTGACCCCGATTGTCGGCGTGCATCCGGCGACTATGGCTTACGCCGACACGATGACCGGTGACGTGTTGGCGTCTAAGGCATTGTTGGAAAGCACAGATTGGTCTGGCCCGCCATCCGATTTGTTCGGTTGGGTTCTCATGCCCAACGGTTTCTTGGCTGGGTTTCGTGGCAATCAATTTTCAGAAGTATGGTTTAGTGTTCCGTTTAGGCCCCATGCGTGGCCAGCGCAGTACACGTTAACAACTGAATACCCAATTGTCGGATTAGGCGTCACTAACCAAACGCTGGTGTGCTGTACAGAAGCATATCCTGTCACCATGCAGGGTGTTAATCCACAGTACATGGCAATTAACAAATTGATCAATCACGAGCCGTGCTCTTCTCGTGGTAGCATTCTGTCCGGCCCCGAGGGAGTGTACTACGCCTCCCCGAATGGGCTTGTGCTGGTGCAACCCGGTGAGGCATCGAACATCACGAAAGGAATTATTTCTAAAAAGTCTTGGCAGGAGTTGTTGAACGTTCCGCGTTTGCGCGCTGCACGACTTGGTATGTCGTATTACGCCTATGGCACTATCGCTGTCGGTGTGTTTGACGTTGGCGCGTTTGACGGTGGTGGCTTTGTCACTGAAGACCCGACCGGTGCGTTGCAAGGCGTTGTGATCGACCCGACTTCTGAATACGTAGCGTTCTCTATGCTTCGTAGTCAGGTTCCAGTTGATAATTGTTACAACGATCCATGGTCGGGTGAAGTCATTATGTTGTTAGATAGTAAGGTAAAATTCCTAGACCTTGTCACCCCTAGTGTACCAGTCAACACAGCTAAGTGGCGCTCTAAGATTTGGCAGACTGAAAGTTTGCGTAATGTGTCTGCCGCAAAGGTTTTCTTTGACACAAAGTTTGGCCAACAAGAAGGAGTAATTAGGTTTTTTGTTGAAGACCAGAATGACACATCAGGTGTGACATTCCGTCAAGTTTCTGAGCATCCTCTGACGACGCCGGGTGAGTTGTATCGCCTACCATCTGGATACAAAGCCAATTATGTTCAGTTTGAACTGGAAGGTAAATACCGGGTTAAGAGCGTTCAGTTTGCTACATCGGTTAAAGAACTGGCTGATGCATGACTAAACTGTTAACCAAAGCGCCACCCAACGAATATATTAAAGGCATTTCGTACCCACAACGAAACCTAGAAAGTATTTTTTCGACCCTACTCGAACTAAAGGAAACCATTGAGCTTCTTGGTGGTTTGCGCAAGGACGCAATTGGCCGTGCTGCTTTATATGAGGAACTGGCTGTTCTAGACATTCGTGTTGATGCGCTTATTACAAGGGTGACAACAACTGAAGCTGATATCGTTGATATTCAAGCTGATATAGCTGCGATTTTAGTGACACTCGCTGGGTTGACTTATGCTTCTACGACAGAAGTATTGCTCGGTTCATTAACTAACAAGATAGTGTCGCCTAATGGATTGGCGGCATTGTGGGAGAAAGGTGGTGCTATTGCAGCAGCCGCAACGATGCTGCTTGACGAGGGTGGGTTATTCGTTGTTACTTCAGGTGGTGGTGCGAACATCGCCGACATAGACTTTGTCGTACCGAAGGATGGTCGCAGGGCTGTTCTCTATTTTTCAGTGGCTGCGACGCTGGTCCATTCGGCAACATTGGTTTGCCCCGGTGCAATAAACATTCCGATTGCTAGTGGTGACCGGGTTGAAGTGATCCAGCGGCTTGATGACGAAATGCTTGTCCTGTCAGTGGTAAAAGCTGATGGCACAATCCTTTCGGCTGGGCTTGCTTCGGCTACTGAGGTTTTGACTGGGGTTAACGCTACAAAAGCAGTGCCACCCAGTGCATTAGCAGCGTTGTGGGGAATAGGTGCTAACATTGCACTCGCTGCTACTCTCACACTTGGTGAGGGTGGACTTTTCTTTGTCACGGCCGGGACAGGTCCAGTTACAGACATCGACTTTACTGTCACTACGGCTGGTCGTAGTGCGATGTTGATTTTTACAACAAGTGGCACTATTAACTACAGTGGTTCAAACTTATTCATTATTGGTGGCGCAAACTGGGCGTTTGTGGCTGGTGATCGTGCGTTGGTGTATCAAACTAACGGTGCAGATCAGGTTTACTTGTTTCCATTTCCGCAGAGTGGCAAAGCTATTACGTTTCAAACTGCGACGGAGACACCGTTCACTGCAACGGGTGACATTGTTTCAACTAACGTACAGACTGCAATTGCCGAGTTGGATAAAGAGAAAACACCGCTCGACGGATATCTGTTTGGTTTGACTTTATCAAACAACGTCTCCGATATAACAAATGACATCGATATTGCTATAGGCGTAGCCGCTGACAGTACCGGCGCGCGGTATATGCGCCGCACTTCCTCAATCACAAAACGGCTTGACGCGGCTTGGGCGGTTGGCACAAATCAGGGGGGATTGGACACAGGAGCTATTGCTAACACCACATATCATGTGTGGCTGATTATGCGGTCGGACACTGGTGTTGTGGACGTGTTGTTCTCAACTTCAGCTACCGCGCCAACTATGCCAGCGAATTACGATTTTAAGCGGCGTATAGGGTCAATTGTTAGAGTTAGTGCCGCGATTAAACCGTTCAAGCAGCGTGGCAATTATTTTTGGTGGGTGACCAAAGTACAAGATCATTCTGACACTGCTGATTTTGCCTATGCTTTAATTGCACTCACACTCCCGACTGGGATAGTCATTCAGCCGCTGTTGTCCGGCGACTTTAATAATAGCTCTGGTGCAGCGTTTGCTCAACTTGGTGATGCTACTGACTCAGGTGCTGCTGGTGCTTTGTATTTGTGGGTGGCTAATATTTCTATGCAGGGTGCGTCCAATTTGATGGGTGGGCTTTTTACGAATACATCGGCGCAGATATACTACCGCGTCGAAGAAGGAACTACTTTGACTGAGAGCCGCTTGTTCACGCAAGGTTGGATCGATGATCGGGGGCGGTCAGAATGACCCGTGACGAAATCTTGCAAGGGCTACCCGACGACTGGAAGGGTTGGTTTGTCCATCGTAATGGCAGTGGAATTATTATTCGTATATCACGTCAACCACAACCTGATGATTGTGAAGAGGCACTGGTTGAAGATCATCCAGATATTATTTCGTTTATAAATCCACCACCTACCGCAGAAGAAATTCGGGTAGGTGTGTTTGCAGCGGAACCGACTGTCATCGATCTTCGTAGCCGGTTGAAGGATGCTACCCCGGCTCAGATCGACACGTGGTTGACAAACAACGTGACTAATCTGACGCAGGCCCGAGTTGTTCTAGGGGCGATCATTAAGTATTTAGTGGCGAACCGCAATACCTAGAAATGTCACACGGGGTATGACATTGACATACCCAAACGGTTGTGGTACAGTAAGTTTCTCCCGATAGAGGGTACTGAGATGGCTCTTTCCGACGACCCGATGGAGGGCATTGAGCCTGTAGCCAACATGGGCCGCAAGGTTTCTCAGCGGGCTATGAGGCTCGCCCAGAAGCATTATAAGTGGGCGAGGAAGCAGGGCAAGAAGGATTGGAAGATCGCCAAGCCTTATACTCAGCAAATGATGGACACCATGGCTGAGTTGAAAGGCGATTACGAGGCTGATCGCGACCGCTACGAAAGCGTCTTCGTGCCGCTTCAAGACGAGTTCTTGAACAACGTTGACACTTATCAGGGCAAGGCTGACGCCTTTTCGGCTGAAGTTGACAAGCTGAAGCAGGACGCGGAGAACTACGGTTCTGAGGCTAATAAGTCCTTTATGATGGGGAGGGCGGTTGAGAATGTCAACAAGACGTTTGAGGACGCTCGCCAGAAGAACCTATCGACACTGGAAAGCTTCGGCATTAACCCATCTGCAACGCGATACGGTGCACTCGATTACGGTGTTCGAGCGGCACAGGCGGCGGCGCAAGCAGCGGCGGGGACGCAGGCCGGACTGGACGTTGACGAGACTTCCCGTGCCATGTTCAGTGACGCACTTACTCGCGAGTTGCAGGCGCGGGGACTGGACAAAGAAGTCCTCGACATGAAGCGTGGTATGGTCGATATTGGCGAGAACGTTGCTGCTCGCGGCGTCGGCACTGCTGGGGCGGCAGCACAAGTCGGCGGTGCCGGGGTGGACGCCCGTCTGAAGACTTCCGAGTTGCAGGGCAAGCACCGCACTGCAACCAACGATTTCCTCACCAGCACGGGCAATCTGATCAACTCGTGGACCAACGCGCTCAATACTGGCTACACAAACTCGCTTAAGCAGCAAGAACTTGAAGCACAGCAAAGTTCTGGCATTGGTGGTATCCTCGGCTCGGTAGCTGGTATTGCAAGCAGTTTCCTTGACGAAGGTGGTGACGTGCCGTTTGAGTTGTCGCCATCAGCAGGGGCGATCCCTGATGACGTGCCGTCTATGCTCTCAGCCGGTGAATTTGTGTTCCCCGACTATGCGGCTAATTTCTATGGCCACGACAAATTGAAGAAGATGATCGCGAAAGCCCGTGACGGCATGGGAATTGCGGAGGAAGTATAACATGGCTTTTTCACCAGAAGTTAATAAGAGATACAGGTTAAAGAACTTGGACGCTACCCGCCAAGCTACTTTGCGGTGGCGTAAAAATAATCCAGATAAATACTGGAGCAACCTTGTGGCATAGGAGGCTGAATTGGCCTTTGCAGCGGAAGTCAACGATTTCATCAACGCCTTCGGGGCGATGAACAAGGCATTGGGCACGCGGGCTTCCCGAGAAGGTGAGCGTGCACGGACAGATTACACCCGTGCACTGACGGACAAGTTGCGCTACGACATGGGGGAGGGGGACAGACTTAATGCGGACGTTTTACATTTCGCTGACGACCGCTATGGAACATTTAATAGCGACGAAATTTACGGTGGTGGCGGGGGTGATATTCTTGGTGGGATTAACTCTGGCGAACCTATTGTAATAAACGGTGTGACAATTACCGGTACGGGCAACCTCAAGGGGTTAGACCCCCACATGCAGAGCATTCTGCGTGGGATGGCGGCTGGCGCGTCCCGCGCGGGACTGGACAGGCTTGACATTACGGCTGGCTATGAGGGAGGACACAAGTCCCATCTTAGCCGCAACGACTTAGATGTGAAGGGCTACGCTGGCAATCAATTATGGAACCCGGAGCAGCGTGTCGGTGTGGCTCGCGGCGGCGGTGCTGGTGGTGCTGATCGTTTCGGCCTGTATAGTTTTGGGGAGGGCTACACTGGCAACGGCTCGCTTCATATCGGGCGGGCGGGAGCGGTCAACCCTCGCACTGGTGAGCGTACTCCTCGCGCTGTGTGGGGCTATAGGGGGATGACAGGCGGCGATGCCAGCCGTGCCTTTAGTGATCCGTACGAGCGTGCGTTTCTTCGTAAGTTCAACGCTGGCGATTTGGCTGCGGCGGCTGGCGCTGACACCATGATGGGTGGTGCTGGCGAAGACGTAATGGGTGGGCCGAGTAATCGTGCGTACCCGTCGCGTTCAACCCACCGTGGCGAGGTCTATTCTGATCTGCAGGGGAACCGTCCTGTATCGGCGTGGCGTGACGCTATTGCGTCGGTGGAAAGCCAAGGTGAGGCTGATCCATACCGGGCAGTTGGAGCCGATACGGGTGGTGGAAATCGGGCATTGGGTCGCTACCAAATCATGGAGAGTAATCTCCCAGAATGGGCACCGGGGGTGACCGCCGAACAGTTTCTTGCTGATCCCGCATTGCAGGATCGTGTGTTCGACGTGCAGTTCAACAAGTTGATGCAGCGGTATGGTAGCCCGCGCGATGCTATTTCCGCGTGGTTTACAGGGCGTCCCGAAGCTGAGGGTGCAAACGCACAAGATGTGAACGGGATGCGGGGGAGTGAGTACGTCAACAAAGTTATGGCGGCTGTCGGCGGCGCACGGACCCAGCCTACGGCTGGCGGTGCCATTTCAACGACACCGTTTGACGAATTGCAAACCATACTCTCGGCGGGTGGTGACCAGCCGGGTTTTGAGAGTTTTGACACACCTGAAGTCACGGACGCACGGACCAAGGACGATGAATTGAACTTGGACGCTATTATGTCCAAGCCAGACAGCAAGATACCGTGGTACAATCGGGGTGCATTTGGCAGCGAGGTCTACGACGAACTGGCGCAAATCCAGAGCGTCGCTGAGGGCATTGCTACTGCACCAATGGCCCCGACCAGCCCTCCGGGTTCGCCTAGCGCTTTGTTCCAGCCGTTGCCGCCAGAAGTACCGCAAGGTCCGCCGACTGCTGCTGCCGGGTTGGCACCGGGTGCTTCTGTTGCACCTCTCGGTACACCGCCCTTGCCGCCAACTGGTGGCATCCCTGCTCCCATCCCCTATGACGTGCTAGCTGGTGGTGGCCGTACTGGTGTACCCGCACCCGACGCTACGGTTGATATACCACTGCCACCTGAGCGTCCCGACCTTCCCGGTACTGAGCCGGTTTCTGGTACGGAAGTTCCTACTCCGCCGATGCGCCCCGAAGCGGAGGCGGTGCCTACGTCCTTCGGTGTAGACCCGTTCCCACAGACTTCAGGTCATACAGACCCTGTGTCGCAGGCTGGGCACGAGACACTATCTGCCGCTATTACTGGCACCGGC